TAAACTTGGCAACCACGAGAATCGATTCGCCAGGTCATTACAATTGCAAGCGGAGGAGTTTGCTCAAATACATGATTTACAATTCGATGTATTTTTTAGGTTAGATAAATTAGGCATTACAATGATTAAGGATTGGCAAGGAATGGAAATGGGAGATTTGTTAGTGCTACATGGTCATGAATTGTATGGTGGAGGCGGAGTCAATCCAAGTCAGAATCTATTTAACAAAACTATTTGCAATACTTTAATTGGTCACGTTCATAGAACTTCAGCAACTCAGAAGAAGACTGGCTTTAAAGAGTTTATAAATACTTATAGTACTGGGTGTTTGACTCTTCTTAGTCCAAAGTATATGCCATTTAGTATGCACAATCATGGGTTTGCCATTGTAGAAATTGAGAACGGTAAATCAAAAGTTAAAAATATTCAGATTAAAGAGGGAAAAATTTTGTAGGTTTGTTTTTCATTATTTAGTTAAAAGGTTAAATAGGTTTAAGTAATAGAATCCCTACTGGTCATATCGGTGGGGATTTTTGTTTTATATGACCGTTAAATAAATAATTAAAATAATTTTAAATAAAGTTTTTTTATTTAAAATATTAGGTATATATTTGTATCAACAAACAAGGAAATAAACTTAAACCAATAAAAAAATGACAACTTACAAATCTTACACAACTACTTTTGGAAAATCAGAATGGAGAGTTATTGTTTCAAATGGCAATAGAAACCAAGTTTCAGTAGCTAAAGTAACTACATTAAGAAGACCATTTTATAAAGACTTTGCTTCATTTGAAAAAGCAATTGAAAACTACAAAGACAAGAACGTTAAATTATATTTAGAATTAATTAGTCTTGGATTCATAATTGAAAAATCAACTTTAGTATCTGAATAAATAAACCCGAGCCGAAGCGGATTCTTCGGCAATCTTAAACCAATAACAAAATGAAAAAAACAATCGAGTACATCAAAGACTTTTACCAAACTGACCGTGAAGGTTTACTTGGTAGCATTGCAATTACAATATTTGGATATCTTTTATTTTGGCACATCTTACCAATAATCTTAGGACTATGAAAAAGTATAAAGCAAAATTTAAAGATGAAGCTGGGTTCTATACTTGCACCTGGTTTTTCGACGAACTGGAAGACTTTTGGGCAGCAGTTTGCAGAGAAGAACGAGTTTACAAATCAAAATTTCAACAATTAATCTTAGACTAAAATGGAAAACAAATTAGCAGAAATTCAAGCAAAGGTAAAAGCACCTAAAGGACAATTTAACTCATTCGGGAAATACAACTACCGAAGTGCTGAGGACATCCTTGAAGCGGTCAAGCAAGTAGTTAATCCGATGGGTTATTCTATTACGATTTCCGACACGATAATAAACGTGGGAGATAGATATTACATCAAAGCTACTGCGACTCTCACAAACGGCAAGGAAACGTATTCTACGGATGGATATGCAAGAGAAGAAGAAAGCAAGAAAGGAATGGATGGAAGTCAGGTCACTGGAGCAAGTTCTTCTTATGCTCGGAAGTATGCACTTAACGGACTCTTTGCATTGGATGACACAAAGGATTCAGATGCGACAAATACTCACGGCAAAGAGGAGGCAAAGCAAGTACCTGGCGGAAGATTACCATTAGCTGGATGGCAAATTATGATTAACGGATGCAATACAATTGAGCAATTAAATAATTTATATGCCGAGAAGTCAGAGTTTATAAATAACGACAAAGATATTATCAGTTTATTTTCAACTAAAAAATTAAGTTTCACTATTAAACAACCAATCGCATGAGCAAATTAGTAAGCATTTCAATCAACGTAGATTTGTTAGACAAGTCTAAATTGTACAAAGGTAAGAAAGGTACATACCTTAACATCAGCGGATTTTTAAAAGAAGATGCTGACAACTACGGGAACTTCGGTTTCGTAACGCAAGATGGAGTTAAGACTCCCGAAAGTAATGCGCCAATCTTAGGCAACTTTAAGATTAAAGGAACGGAAGGATTTACTGCTCAAGCTTCAAAGCCATCGCCCGTTTTTGATATTCCAAGTGCTACATTAGTCGAAAACGATTTACCTTTTTAACAATGGAAGAGATACAATTTAATCCACAACAATTTGAGATAGGCTTATTCGGTCATAACCCTATTCAAGAGATGAGCAAGGCTCAGATTAATCACTTAGTTCATTTGATTAACGAAGGAGTCAAAGAAGGTGGCAAGGACATTAAGTCTTTGCTTGCCATCGCATCAAAGTATCAGCTGCTATTCTCAGAACTGGAGAAGACATTAAAGGAGCAAGCAGTCGATGAATTACTTAAATACGACAAAGGTCGATTCGAAGTTCATAGTGTTGAGATGCAAGTGGCTGAGGTTGGAACGAAATACGACTTTAGTGCAACTAAGCAATGGGTAGATTTACAAGACCAAATCGATGAGTTAAAAGAAAAGCAAAAGGAAGTCGAGAAATTTTGCAAAGGGATTAAGAATAAAACAATCACGGTGGATGAGGAAACGGGCGAATCGTTTGATTTTTATCCTCCAGCTAAATCAAGTACAACATCAATCAAAAAAACAATACTATGATTAAGATAAAGAAAAGCAATATACATCAGGCAGTTGCCGATAGCTTAAACAAGAAAGGTATTTTGCCTTTCTCAGCAAGAGAGTGGAACGTTTTAAATGTTCAGCAAGTAGTGTACTGGAACACAAGAAATAGAGAAAGTGGATATGTAAAGTATCCCGAAGTAATGAGAGAAGTTCAACTAATAGCTAAACAAATGCAAGATGAGAAATCAGGGCAAATCGAACAACTCTAACGAAACGGCAGAATTTCTCACGATGGTAGGCATCATGGGAATAATTGCAGTATGGGTATTTTATTTAATCGTAGATTTATTAAGATGAAAGAACTAACATTCAACCAATGGCAAGACCATTTGAGCAAGCAATTGCAAAAGGATTACAAAAAATTATATCAAACCTCAAAATTTAAACCAAATGAAAACAAGTTTCAAAAAGTATCACGAAGAGAATCCGCAGATTTACATAGAGTTTAAGCGCTTGGCATATCAGCTAATCAATAGAGGATATGTAAGGCTTGGAGCAAAGCAAATCTTTGAAGTTATCCGATGGCATACAATGGTTGAAGGAAATGATAGGTACAAAGTAAACAACAATTTTACTTCGGACTATGCCAGGTTATTTGAATCAGACCATCCGATTTATGCTGGTTATTTTCTTAAAAGACTTTGTAAATCGGTTTAAATTTTTTATATTTGTAAACAATCGCCTCACTACATTATAGCGATTAAAAGTCTTAAATGCCTTGTATTGAAATTGGAAGTAGTGAGCCAATGGATTTATGAGGCATTTTTATTTTATAAAAATTAATATGGAAAAAGAAGCATTTTATTTCCCACATTTTTGCAACGCAAGACATGATAGGAAAATCCGTAGGTTGCGCAAGGAACTTGGAACGGAGGGTTATGGCATTTACTTTATGCTATTAGAAACGCTAAGAGAACAACAAGACTTAATGTATCCTTTGGATGATTTGGATTTGTTAGCCGAAGAGTTTGGGGTATCTGAAGCTAAGGTAAGAGTGGCTATTTGTAACTACGGATTATTTGAGATTGATGAAGAACAAAAATTCTTTAGTCCTAAGATGTTGGTTTACTTAGAGCCATATTTTAAGATGAAAGAACAACGCAAAATTGCTGGACAAAAGAGCGCAGACAAGAGAAGAGGGATAGAAATTTCAACGACCGTTCAACAACCGTTCAACGACCGTTCAACAAAGGAAAGTAAAGTAAAGGAAAGTAAAGAAAAAGAAAGCAAAGTAAATGAAAATAAAATTTATTCTTTAGACCCTTTTAGACACGAATTATTTAGTAAGTGGATTAAATACAAAAAAGAAAAAAAATCAAGTTATACTGAATCAGGTATCAATCAATTAATTAATGAATGGAAAGATAAAACTAATGATGAATTAGAAAGAGCAATTAATAATTCCATATCTAATAATTATCAAGGTATATTTGAACCTAAACAACAATTTAACAATGGAAATAATACTGAAAAACTTGGAACAAGTGCCGCAAGAATGGAAGCACTTAGGAAGTGGTAATGCAATAGCAATAAAACAAGCACAAAGCGCCATTACTTTGCGTGTAAGGAACGAAGAAGATATAAAGCAAGCATTACGCTACTCTATGCTTTTGGTTGGCTTACGGGGAAGCAATTTGCCAACTGAAGAAGAAAAGTTTGTATTAACCAATTTTGTTAAATCTAATTTTGGAAATAATACTTGCGAGGAGATAAAACTTGCCTTTGAAATGGCAGTCGCTGGCAAGTTAAATATTGATTCTAAATGCTATGAAAATTTCTCATGTGAATACTTTGGAAGAATTATGAGCGGTTACCTGGAGTATGCAAGACAAGAAATTAAAAACCTACCTAAACCAATAGAGCCAGTGAAAGAAAAACCAAGTGACCAAGAATTAAAGAAGCAAGCAATTGACACGGCTAATGAGTATGCAAATCAGATTAGATTCTGCGAAAAGAACGATAAGAAATTTACGTTTATTGCTGGAGGCTTATCAATTTTATTTGATTACCTGGAGCAATTTGAAATTAAAACTTTATCAAAAGATGAACGGATGCAAATTTGGGATAAATATTCTCATATAGAATTTACTGAACAACGAAGAATTATTTGTAAAACTGAAGCATA